GTGCGCGGCGGCCCGGCGCGGCGTCGCCACTACACGCAGGTGAAGTGGATACCCCAAGGTTGGCAGTGGGTCGATCCGGAAAAGGAGTACAAGGCCATGCTGCTGGCGATCCGGGCGGGATTGATGAGTCGCTCGGAAGCGGTCTCGGCCAACGGCTACGACGCCGAGGACATCGACCGCGAGATCGCCGCCGACAACGCCCGCGCCGATGACCTCGGCCTGATCTTCGATTCCGACCCGCGCTACACCAGCAAGGACGGCGGTGCGGCCGAACCGAACCGCAACGCCGTCGCGCCCTCCACCGACGCCTGATTCATCTCCAAAGGAAACCCATGACCGTGCTGCCTCATCTGGCGTCGCGCCTGTTCGGCGTGCCGCTGGCCATCCACCGCCCGAAACTCGACGTGATCGTCTCGGTGCTGGGCGCGCGCATTGGCGTCGTCGATCTCGCCGCAACCTTGCCGGTGACGCCCACCGTGCGCGCACCCGTGGCGCACCCGCCGCACATCGCCGTCATTGCCGTGCATGGCACGCTGGTGCGGCGCACCGGTGGGCTGGACGCGGCGTCGGGCCTGACCAGTTACGCGGTGATCGCCGAACAGCTCGACGCCGCCGTCGCCGATCCGGCCATTGCCGCGATCCTGCTGGATGTGGATTCGCCCGGCGGTGAATCCGGTGGCGTGTTCGATCTGGCCGACCGCATCCGCGCCGCGATGCAGGTGAAGCCCGTGTGGGCGGTCGCCAACGAGCAAGCGTTCTCGGCGGCCTATGCCATCGCCAGCGCCGCCACCCGCGTGTTCGTTGCGCGCACCGGCGGCGTGGGTTCCATCGGCGTGATTGCGATGCACCTCGATCAATCGGCGAAGGACGCCAAAGACGGCGTGCGCTACACGCCCGTTTTCGCGGGCGCTCGCAAGAACGATCTCACCCCGCACGCGGCCATCACCGACGAAGCCCACGCCGTGCTGCGCGCCGAAGTCGAGCGCCTCTACGACCTGTTCGTGGATACCGTCGCGCGGCATCGCGGCCTTGATGCACAGGCCGTGCGCGATACCGAGGCGGGCCTGTTCTTCGGAGCACAGGCCGTGGATGCGGGCCTCGCCGATGCGGTCGGCGGCTTTGATGCCGCACTCGCGCAGTTATCCCGTTCCGTCTCATTCCCGGCCGCTTCGCGCGGTACGGGCCTTGTTCGTTCACCTGCCTTGGAAACCCCCATGACTCCCGAAGATGCACCTGCTGTTCCTGTCGCGTCGGTCGCCGCCGATGTCGCCATTCCCAACGGCCAGACGCCAGCGGCCACCCCCGTGTTCGGCACGAACGAGGCGCTGGAGATCGCCCAGATCTGCACACTGGCCAATCGCGCAAACCTGATCGCGGGCTTTCTCGAAACCCAAACCAAACCGGCAGAAGTGCGCCGCCAGTTGCTCTCGGCGCTTGCCGAGGACAGCCCGGAGATTTCGAGCCACATCACGCCTGGTGCGGGCACTGCGAACACGCGCAATCCGCTGATCGCCGCCGCCAAGCGCCTCGCCGGTGTGAAGGAGGACTGACATGGCCGCGATCACTCAACCGCTGAATCTGGGCGACCTGATCAAGTTCGAGGCATCCCACCTCTACTCGCGCGACCGCATCACTGTCGACGCGGGTCAGAACCTGCCGCTCGGCACCGTTGTCGGCCAGATCACCGCCAGCGGGCACTACGCGCAGCTCGATCCTTCGGCCACCGATGGCCGGCAGGTAGCCGCCGGGGTGTTGCTGGAAGCGTGCGATGCCACGCTGATCGACCGTGACGACGCCCTTATCGTTGCGCGCCACGCCATCTGCGCCAGCCATGCGCTGACCTGGCCCGACGGCATCGCCGCCGCCGAAACCCTCGCCGCACTCGCGCAATTGAAGGCGTTGGGTGTCCTCGTCCGTCAAGGAGCCTGACATGCTGAACCCGTTCGACAATCCGAGTTTCAACGTCGCCTCGCTGACGGCGGCGATCAACATTCTTCCCAACCGCTACGGACGACTGGAACAGCTGAACCTGTTCCCGGCCAAGCCGGTACGCCAACGCACCGTGATCGTCGAGGAATACGAAGGTGTGCTGAATCTGCTCCAGACCCAGCCGCCAGGTTCCCCGGGCACGGTGGGCGAGCGCGGCTCGCGCACCCTGCGTTCCTTCGTCGTGCCACACATTCCGCATGACGACGTGGTGTTGCCCGAAGAAGTCCAGGGCTTGCGCGCCTTCGGCTCGGAGTTCGAGCCGGACTCGGTCTCCAACGTGATTGCGCGCCATCTTGAAACGATGCGCAACAAGCATGCGATCACCCTTGAACACCTACGTATCGGCGCGCTCAAAGGCAAGATTCTGGACGCCGACGGCACGCCGTTGTTCGATCTGTTCGATGAGTTCGACATCACACAGACCGAGATCGCGTTCCCCTTCTCCAATGCCCAGGGGGATATCAAGGGCGCATGTATCGAAACGGCAGCGGCCATCGACGAGGCCTTGTCGGGCGAGGTATCCACCGGCGTCCATGTCCTGTGTTCCAAGGAGTTCTTCCACGCCCTGACCACCCACAAGACTGTCAAGGACGCCTACACCCACTGGCAGAACGGACTGGTGCTGATCAACGACGTGCGCAAGGGATTCACTTACGGCGGCGTCACCTTCGAAGAGTATCGCGGCAAGGCCGTTCACAGGAACGGCGGCACCACGAGCGTGCGCCAGTTCATCGCTCCGAACGAGGCGCACGCCTTCCCGACCGGCACCATCGACACCTTCGCCACCTACTTCGCCCCCGCCGACTTCAACGAGACGGTCAACACACTGGGCCAGCCGCTCTATGCCAAGCAGGAGCCGCGCAAGTTTGACCGGGGCACCGATTTGCACACGCAGTCCAATCCGCTGCCGATGTGTCACCGCCCCGGTGTCCTGGTGAAACTGAAAGCGGCGTGATGGGCCACATCGAAGCCATTTACGCGGCGGCGGCGAACGCGGGCCTGCTCAAACGCGCGCACTGGCATCCGGCGGACGGCTCCGCGCCGGTCGAAGCGCACGTCGGCTTTACCGCGCAAGACACGACGATGCTCGATGGTCTCGCGCTCGGCACGGACTTGGAGATGACGTTTCCGGCCACGGTGTTTACCGGCATCGCCGTGCGCGACGCGGTCGAGATCGGCGGTGTCGTCTATCAGGTGCGCGATCTTCGCGCCCTCGGCGATGGATCCGAACGGCGCGTCAAGCTCGCCCGGTTCTGATCGGACACGAGCGGATTATCCATGTCGGAAAACTCGATCCGCGAGCGGCTGCTGCTCGCGGCGCTCGATGCCGTTCGCACGCCGGTGCTGGCGCTGGGCGCAAGCCTGCATCGCTCGCCCACGGTGGCGCTCATGCGCGAGCAATGCCCGGCGCTGGTGCTGTTCCCGGAAGCTGACGCGATCACCGAGCGCGCCAACGACCGGGTGACGCACCTGCTGACGATCCGGCTGGTGGCGCTGGCGCGTGCGATTCCGCCTGCGATGCCCGACACCGATGCCGACCGCCTGCTGGTGGCCGCGCACCGGGCGTTGTTCACCGACGCCACGCTCGGCGGCTTGGCGCTGGGCCTGCGCGAATTGGACGGCGAATTCGAGATCGAGGACGCCGACGCCGTCGTCGTCGCGCTTCCGGCGCGTTACGCCATCACCTACCGAGCCGTGGCCCATGACCTCTCACTTCAAGGCTGAATCCATGACACGACTGATCTTGCTGCGCCCCCATACCCATGCGGGCAAAGCGCTTTCCCCGGGCCACGCGCTCGACCTGCCGACGCCGACCGCCGATTGGCTGATCGCCCACAGCATCGCGCGCGCCGCCGAAGACACGCCTGCCGCCGCGCGCTCCCCGCTCGAAAAGGAGCACGAACTGCCCGATGGCGTCGCCACGGCCACAGCCAAAACTTCCCTTCGCAATAAGGACACCAAGCCATGAGTACCTATGCTTCGTTTCAAGGCCGCGTGTATCTGGGCAAGCGCGATGCCGCCGGTCTGCCGGTGGAAGTGCGTTCGCCCGGCAACGTCGCCGAACTGAAACTCTCGCTGAAAACCGAAGTGCTGGAACACTTCGAGAGCCAGACCGGCCAACGCTCGCTCGACCACCGCATGGTCAAGCAGAAATCCGCCACCGTGAACCTCACGATTGAAGAATTCACGAAGGAGAATCTGGCGCTGGCGCTCTACGGCAACCACGTCACCGGCGCGGGCGGCAGCGTCACCGACGAACCTGTCGGCGGCGCGGCTCCCGCCATCGGTGACCGCTATTTTCTGTCGCATCCGAAGGTGGCGGCGCTGGTGCTGCGCGACTCGGCGGGCACGCCCGCGACGCTGACGCTCGGCACGCACTACACCGCCGACACCGACTTCGGCGCGATCCAGTTTCTCGACGTGACCGGGTTCACCGCGCCGTTCAAGGCCAGCTACACCTTCGGCACGGCGACTGAAATCGGCATCTTTACCCAGCCCTTGCCAGAGCGCTTCCTGCGTCTGGAAGGTTTGAATACGGCGCAGGGCAACGCCCCTGTGCTGGTGGAGCTGTATCGCGTCGCCTTCGATCCCTTGAAGGAAATCTCCTTCATCTCCGACGACTACAACAAGTTCGAGCTGGAAGGTTCCCTGCTGGCCGACACCACGAAGTCGTTCGACGCGCTGCTTGGCCAGTTCGGTCGGATCGTGCAGCTGTGAACGCCGCCATGACCGATCTGGATCAGGTGTTTCCGCAAGGTTCCGATATCAGCATTGCAGGCGAAACTCTCACCGTGAAGCCGCTGAAGGTCGGGCAATTGCCCGGTTTTCTGCGTGCCATCGGGCCGGTGATGACGCATTTGTCCGGCGAGGCCATCGACTGGCTGGCGGTGCTTGGCGAACGCGGCGGCGATCTGCTTGCAGCCATCGCCATTGCGGTGGGAAAACCGCGCGATTGGGTCGATGACCTGGCCCCGGACGAAGCGGTGTTGCTCGCCGCCACGGTGATCGAGGTCAACGCCGATTTTTTTACCCGGCAGGTGGTGCCGAGGCTGTCCGGCCTGTTCGACAGGATCGCCCGTGCCGTTCCGGCTGGTTCGACGCCATCCACTCCCTGATTGCCCACGGCCACCTTTGGCCGGACGTGCGGAACTACACGCTGGCGCAGGTGCGCGGCTTTCTCGATGCCATCGCGCGCGAGGAGGCCGCGAACGACGCGCGCCTGCTGTCCCTGATCGCGCTGGGCACGCGTGGCGACACCAAACATCTCGACCGGACCCTTGACCGACTGTGTTCCCATGCGAATCTCGATCCGCCTCGATAGTGCCGCCGCTTCCGCCCAGCTTCGCCTTTGGGGCGGAGAGTTTCTGCAAAAGGCGCGCAAGGCCGCCGCGCGTGGCATAGCCTCCGAAGCCGCCGACCTGAAAGCCGATGTCCGCGCCCATGTCGGCAGCAAGCTCACCGTGGCGAAAAAGTCCTTTGTGAAGGGCTTCACGGCGAAGGTGCTGGACAAGGACAAGAACCGCTTGCCTGCGCTGTATGTGGGTTCCGGCATCGCATGGGCGGGCATGCACGAGCGCGGCGGGCGGATTGCTGGCCGGATGCTCATCCCGCTGCACGGCCGTGTCGGCCGTAAGAAGTTCAAGGCGCAAATCGATGCGCTGATGCGTGGCGGCAACGCCTATTTCATCAAGAACAAGCGCGGCAACATCGTGCTGATGGCCGAGAACATCAAGGATCACGACCGGGTCTTGTCGAAGTTCAAGCGCAACTACCGCAAGGCCGCCGGTATCGACAAGCTCAAGCGCGGCCAGGACATCCCCATCGCCGTATTGGTGCCGCGTGTGGGCCTGAAGAAGCGCCTGGACATCGAAAAGCTCGTCGCCAGCCGCATTCCGCGCTTGGCGGTCGCCATCCAGAAGCACCTCAACTCCCTCGACTGATCCACACTCCGACGAACTGCCGTGGCCAAACGCATCTCCGTCCTCGTCGCCCTCGATGGGGCGGACGATGGCCTCAAACGCGCGATCACCTCTGCCGAGCGCAGCCTGGGCGAGATGGGCACCAGCGCCAAGACGGCGGGCGAAAAAGCCGCTGCCGGGGCGGCGCAAGTCAAGGTGGGCATGAGCGCGGTGGGCGAGCAGATTTCCCGTGCCAAGACGCAGTTGCTCGCCTTCCTCACGATCTCGTGGGCGGCGGGCAAGGTGCAGGAGCTGGTGCAGGTGGCCGATGCGTGGTCGATGATGGCCGCGCGCCTGAAACTCGCCACCGCAGGTTCCGCCGAATACACCACGGCGCAGAAAGCACTGTTCGCCATCGCCCAGCGCATCGGTGTTCCGATCCAGGAAACCGCCACGCTCTACGGCAAGCTGCAACAGGCGGTGCGGCAACTGGGCGGCGAACAGGCGCAGGCGCTCGACCTCACCGAATCGATTTCCCAAGCCCTGCGGATTTCCGGTGCGTCGGCGTCCGAATCGCAGTCGGCCTTGCT